AGCTTTGACACGGTCGTTGTTTGCCTCAGCTGTTACTTTTTTACCTGTAGCAGTCAACACTGCGTCAGGACTAAACTTACCGAACTTAACCTTCGGCTTAGTTGTAGCAGTTTTAGTTTGAGTCTTAGCACTACTGAGCATTGACTTTTTAGTAGCTGTTTTACTAGCCATATCATTCTCCTATTAAATGGGTATATATAATATATACCATAGATATATGATAGGTAAGAGTGTGCTAAAAGTAAAGTATAATCTTTAGGTTTTAAGTGAATCTATTGAGGTTCTTGACAGAGACAGGTCTGCCCCAGTTTTTACCACCTCTGTTTATACGCATGCTATTAGTTTTAGCATGTGACGCCTTGAGGGTATAATCAGAACTGGCTTCAATCAACTCGGCTTGAGCAAGTATCGCAGGATCAATAGGATACTCATCATAAGAACAAGCATAAGCATTAGGAGTAAGTTCGCCCTCATAAATACCAGAAGGTCCTGCTTCTCGCATGCCTGCTGCTTTATATACAGATTTATATTGATTGTACTGCCACTCTTTTAGGCATTTTTGTGAGCAGTACTTCCTGAATTTAGTAGCACCCTGTTTACGTTCAGGGAGCTCCTTGCCGCAGGAAGCACAGAGTCTAGACATCGTCAGGAGGAGGGCTACTGTATGTTTTAGGGGGAGCAGACACCCCCTCCTTCTGATAAGAACGTAATCCACACATTTCGCACTCTAGTGCTTGAATTAAAGTACCAGCAACTCCTATTGAATAAGAGTCTCGCCAGTCGTGTGAACATGTATCTTGATTAATCATTAACTTGCCTGCTGGGTAGTGTCATCATTTCTTTCATTAAAGTATATCCGCTAACAGCAGCACTAACAAGTTGAATACTACCACTAAGAGCAGCACCTTCTTGTGGGTCTGTCTCTGAGTCCAGTATTTTATTAACAGCGTCAGTTACTGTTTGGACAGCTTTTAGTAGCTCTTCATTTTCTTTAGTTAACATATTTTTCTCCTATAAAAATTAACTCTTATTAATATAACCTAACTCACTTAGATCCCATAACTTCATCAAAGGAACGTTCTTTAATTTCATAAACCTGTACGTCACGCACTAACACATCTGAAGCATTTAAGTTTACAGTATCGTAGACTGTGTTGCTTTGCGTTTCTTCAAGTGTGACACGTTTCTCTAATCTTTCAAACTTACCCTCGTTAGCTTTTATAAGAGCTTCTTCAGGTGAGTTAGCTTTGACTGGATAAAAGTCCACTTGCATAATAGTGTAAGGGACATAGTAAGTGTTTAAATTTGGATTATCGTGCACAAGAGTAAGTTTAGGTTTCTTCATGTTAGTTCCTTATAAGTAAGTCGTGGCGAGGGTTGGGTACGCAACTGGTTTTAGCCCTCATTAAGTGTGCGTGTAGCTACTGTACCCTCACACACCACTAAGTTAATACGCTTAACCTAGTTAAATTAAAACTTAGATCTACTAAAGATAAAAGTTATTTCCTTAGATTATTATACTAGTCAAAGGCTCCTAGTAACCAAAAGACTAATAAATATCTGTCACCTTTTTTAACTGGCAAGCCACGGTGCAAGTGTGAGAAGCTAGGAAAGAATAAAGCATGACCAGACGGAAGTGGGTCAACAGTTCCTCTACCATGAAACTCAGTCCCTCCCCCTTCATACTCACCAGTATTTAGGGGAACTACAACACTGATATCTGCAGACGTATCATGATGCCAAGCACCTTGATTCTTATCAGCTAAGTTGTAGTTCGCTAACTGTATTGAGCCAGGACGGTCAACGTATCGCTGCCAGATGCTCATAAATACTGGGTTCATATAATTAAGTACTACCGACCAAAGATTATTAAACAACTCAGGACAACGGTCATGGAGCGTAATCTCTGGTATCTGACGGAGTTGGTCTTCGGTAGGGTTAACATCAAAGCCGAAAGTTTTCTCCATGTTTTTTATTTCGTCTATCATCATAGTGCAGAACTCTTCAGTAAATAAAGGTATAGAGTAAACGTCTTTGACTTCTTCTTTAACATAGTCTTGTACTATGTTTTTTATATCTACCTGAGCCCACTTGTCTTCATATTCTTGTATGGCTGGTTCGCTTTCTTTGATGAGTTCAATGGTGGTTTTATCTATGCACCAACTGCTGTTTATACCCAGCATAGTGTTTTTTAATCTATAGGGTGCTAACTTACTGTATTCAGGCATCTTCTTCTTTCCTAGGAGGGTTGATTAATTCAAAGTAAAAACGTTTTTCTTTGATAGCGTCGGCTACAATCTCCATCATCTCTGCTAAAGTTTGTTTATCACCGAAGACATCTTCTTCAGTCATAACGACAAGCTTCATTACTTGTTTGTGTTTATACTTTGTTTTCTTTTCTGACATTCTTTTTCTTCTTTTTACCAAAGGTTATTTTTATAACTTTATCAAGTCTGCCAGATTTTAGTATTTTATTTAAGTTTTGTTTCATAAACCTGTTCTAAATGTTAAATTAATTCTTTCTTCTGCCATGGGTAAGTCGGGCACCGCATGAGTGCAACGTAATTGACTTTGACCGTCAAACATTATGACGTCACCATGTTCTAAAATATAGTGTGTTTCTTTTTTGAGAAAATTTTCTTTAAAATATATGTCACTGGTGTTAGTGTGATCTTTGATAGGGTTTTGATATTGCCTCCATGTAAACACTCTTGGCGCACCGTAACTCACTGATACAACGATATCTTCTGGTGTGGGTACAGTATCACTATGGTGAGGTATACCTTTTTCATCAGGGTATAAACCACACAAACAAAAAGTAAAAACTACATCTCTATCATACATAATGCTAGCAAGTTTTTCAGCTGACTCTTTTATACTGGGCATACAACGGTGATTAGTCCACGGTTCAGGATCCATATGTTTACCAGCATACTCGAACGGTGCATCACCAAAGCCACGAGATGGTCTGCCATAGACCATACCGTTTTTAGTTTCACGCACAACTGGTTCATCCCAACGGTCAAACGTCGGATTGAACTGTTTCAGTGCTCCTTTTAGGTAGTGTATATTCGACATTTTCTGCTTCTTCTTTCTCTAATTCTATAACTTTACCAGTCGGTAATATTCCACCTGTTTCATGGTATAGTTGTTTCATACGTTCTAAAACTTCTTCTTTGGACATAACGTCCACACGGTTGACAGTCAACTCACTGCGGTTAACATACAATCCTGCTGCTTTACCTCTAGCAACTTCCGCAGCCACTGCAGCAGACCATGCTCCATTACGCATAGCTCCTTCACGTATATCTTTTAAATCTACCAAGTGAGTAGCTAAATCTAGCTCCACTTTTTGACTGGCTTTTTCTTGTAAGGCTTGAATCTTTTGTTGTACTAAAGGGTTCTGGTCACTAGCTAAAACATACCCAGCTTTAGTTGCATTCTTCTCGCTGTAGCCTGCATCAATCGCTGCTTCTTTTTGCGACATACCCTTTGCGACATTCTGTGCAAATTTTTGTTGTTTAGGTGTTAGTTTTTTCTTCTTCATTCAAATATCTAAAAGCCATTAATAGTCTAAGGTTATTTTCTCTACGGATTTTATAACTTTCCTGCGTGTCGTTATTTTTACTTAACAACATAATTTCAAAAGGAATAGCATAGAAGTTTTCCTTATAAAATTCTTCAATGGTTTTTATACTCATAGACATAGTATAACTTAATTAGCTCTAACTATTTTCTTATTTTCTAAATCAAAGATAGGAAGTTTATTAAAAACTTCAAAAGAACAATCTAATATAGCCTCAACAACTAAAGAATCACTTTCGTTAAGTGGTCCGACAACTTTAATACGTATATGGGGATCTACTTTTTTACCTTGAGCATGCTCATGTATAATTAAAGGAAGCACTGGATAGTTCAATCTTTCAGGATCATAACCAAAACTTTCTATAGTTTCCCTAAAGGATTCTAAATTTATATTTCTATTGTAGTTGTGTTTTTCAGCATGATTAACAGCCTCAACTAGATCTTCATAAATCATAACTCTAGGTTCTTTATAAAACCTATCTTCCATGTTTATAAAATCGTCTTTGTCCATATTCATTTGACTCTCCATACTCTTAACTTTTTAATCCCATCTTCATAAACTGTTCTGGTAGTTAGTTTAGCATGGTGTCTTTGACCGTAAGCAGATGCTGCGGTTCGTAACCGTACAACTTCTTTTTCGTCTTCGTATGTGATAGCAAAACTATCGCCTACATCAAGTCTATGAAAGCTCCATTTTTCTCTGTAATTTGGGGGTGGTATTTTTATATCATTTTCCACTTCTGGTTTCATATAGTTCTCCTATAGTTTAAGTATATATATTATAGTAGATCGTATAAATAAAATAGGGCTGATGTATAAAAATTTTAAGCCGTTTTAAGCGTTTGATCTACGTACCTTATAGTAGGGTAGCCTTTATTAAATCAAAGCCTTATAAGGCGTCACAGTAAACTTAATAAGTACCATCGCTATAAAAAGGTACTTTAAATACTTTAACACACCTGTATTTTGAAGTTTTGTTACGCACAGCTTTGATAACACATTGGGCTATTTGATCACGATGTTTTTCTATCCACTGATAAAAATCATCTTGCTTGGATAGTGGGTGGTTAGTATCTACTTTCACTAGAAGTCGTGCTGGCGTTCCTTTAACTTCCTTTGGGTTATGATAAACCATTTCCCAAAGGAGTTCGTAGTTGTCTTCAGCCTTTTTTAACATAACCTAATTTAATATCATACTTGATATCGTTCAAGTTTAATACACCTTTGTCTAAAACTTCCTGAATATTTTTTACACCAACATACTGTTTCATACGTTCTTTATTCTTGGCAGACATAGGAACTTTATCAGTACGAGTAAGTTTTTGACTTGTATCATAAGGGTCACGTGCTGTTACCACATTACAATAATTGTTAGGTTTAGGTATGTCAACTTTAGTTTGATAGTTGCGTCTCATATCCATATCCTCAGGCTCTACAGCCTTTTTAAGTAACACATTCCACAACTTGCGTTGTGAGTCTTTACGGTCACGGAACTGTTTTACTTTCCGCTTGGTATGTAAATTATAAACCTCAACTGCTGCATCTTGTTTAGGTATGCTGTTCATCTCAGAAAAGATATCAGGATCACCTATGCGAGGACAGTTTATAATCTTATGAAGATCTTTCATCTTAACCTTAACCACCCTCTGATAATCAGGGGTGGTAAGGCATAAGAAGTAATACTCCTTACTAGAGTCAAAGCTATGCTGCTTGGGCATACTCGATAGCTTTAGTCATAGCACGGTTTTTAAGTGAAGCACGAGCCCCAAACCATGCGTTATGCATTGCTGCGTCACGGTCATGACCCCACTTATGGTCTACGACGTAGGTAACTGCATTAACAGCACCCCACCAAGTACCTTTAGAACTTTTAAGGTTAGCTCCAGGTTGCTGCTCAAGAGCCTCATATACCTTATAAGGTGTACGCTGAAGTTTCTCTAAAGTATCTAGTCTAGTTTCAATAGCTTTGGTTTCACTAGTTTTAGCACTTTCTAGTAGTATCTTTTCTTCCATAGCTAGTTTAGGTTGCATAACATCAGCTATGTAACTTACAACTTTATTTTCGTTGTATTGTTTACTACTAAGGAACTCAGCACTCTCCTTATACTCATCAAGGCGAGTACTAGCCAAGCCTAGAGCTTTTTCTGCAGATACTATAAGTTCTTGGTCAAACACTTTAGTATGTGGCATTTTAAATGCAGGCTGAGATCTATCAGCTAAAGCCATTGACAAAGTATTATTACAAACCACACGGACTGGTGTAAACCTAATCTCGTTAGACTTACCCCACTCATGGGACACGGACACTAATAAGTAGCCCTCAACTCTGTCGTCACCAGCTAGAGTAAAGCCGTCATTAATTTCAGCTAAACCCCATATCTGCCTACCGCCACGTAAAGAACCTGCAGTGTGCATATTCATATCACCAGCGTCGGTAAACTTTTTAAAGAATGTAAAAGCCTCCGAGTTTTGAGTAGGTATGAAACGTTTACCACACGGTCCTAGAATACTATTATCACTATCACGGACAAGCATATAGTGATCATCAGACATAATAAGATCGTCAGCTACCTCGCTGTCCGCATTATTATATGTGAATATATTACGCTTACTCACTGACCAATCAAGGTTAGCTTGTTTAAGCATCTCTTCTGGCGTAAGGTCGGCACCGACTTTAACACCAAGCCCATGCCAAGGTACTTCCCCAGCGTAAGCCATAGTCTCAATATTATGAGCCATAGTTTTCTCCTATAAATGCCTAGCAACTATTTACTAGGTACTTATAGTTTACTTAGAACTACTAGTGATTAAAGGATAATCAAGTAATCAGGTAGTTTTCTTTACCATCTCCCTCTTCTGACGAGGTAGGTAGTCTTCCCAACACCTCACTACTATTAGTTTTTTCTCAACCTCTGTATACGTGTTCCATTCCCTAATCTCTGTGGCAGTCCTACCACATCCTTTACAGGTGCGAGTCCCCCACTGAGTAACAGTGCACAGACCAATACAAGGCGAGTCATGTAGACTAGTAGTTTCGTGTAATGCCTTTTGCGTCATCTTTACTCCTGATGAGTCTTACCTCTCTTTCTTTGAGCCAGTTCCTCATCATGTTCTTACGTTCTATTTTACTAAGATTAGTATCCTTCAGTAAAGCATTATAAAACTCAGTATATAAGTTATATCCTCGGTAGTAATCTCCTGCTCCTAAGTGATTAAACCTAACTATCTGCCAGACACGTTGTTTTGAAACTTTGAATTTAGCACCTATTTCTTCAAGAGTTAAGTCTGTATTTAGAGTTAACATGAATATTTCAAAATACTTAGTTCTTTGTTTCTCTCTTTTACTAGCCATTAAAATACTCCTTATAATTAGTTAATGCTTCACCCCAGCTAGTGCCTAGCTCTGCGTCAACTTTATTAGGCACCACCAAGGGCACACAGTCCGCCATAATCTGTATTATTTTTTCACAAGTTTCTTTACTGTCAACAGAGATATCAAGCTCATCGTGAACTTGCGTGTGGGCTAGTATGCCTTCCTTATATAGTTCAACCATAGCCTTTTTAGTCATATCTGCTGCGGAACCTTGTATAAGCCTATTCATAGCCTTATAGGTATAAGAACGCTTGATATCAGAACCATACTTATCCAGAGCCTCACTATAAGGTAAGGGTAAAGAACCAAACTCATATCTAGGCTCGTACAAATTAAACCTACATTTACGTCCTAACACAGTGGTAATATATCCACGGTTACTACCCAACCTAGCACACTGATCACGTAAGCCTTTTATAAAAGGTACTCGGCTATGATATGTATCAAATAATTCTTCGGCTTCTTGAGGAGAAATATCTAACTGTTTAATTAATTTATCTTTGCCCATACCATAACTAAGACCTAGATTTATAATCTTAGCTTCTTTGCGACTTATGTTAGCCATATCTGCAACTACCTGATGAAAGTCTGCATCTTTATTACGATAAGCATCTACAGCATCCTCTGCACCTTCTTGTTGAGTCTTCATAGCATAGTGTACAGTTAGTCTAGGCTCTTGTTGAGAGTAATCAAAAGCACCCCAGTGCATACCTTCCTCTGGTATAAAAATACTTCTTATAAGAGGTCCTATCTCATCGTGACGAGCAGGAACTTGTTGTAAGTTAGGTTTACTGCTACTGAATCTACCTGTGACTGTACCACCACGGTCACTACGCAAGGGGTGTAGTTCTCCATGTATTCTACCGTCTACGTTGTGGTCTAGTATCATATTGTCTATAAAAGTAGTTCTAGCTTTATTAAGTTGCCTAGCTCTAGCTATATCTTTAGCTAACTGATGCTCATGACCTTCTAACCAACTAGAGGTAAAACTAGGTGCATTAGTTTTTTGAGTTCTTGGGTAACTTAAACCAGCACGGTCAAACACAGTGGCAACCGATGCTGCTGCCCATAAATCAGGTGCAGTACCGTACTCATCGTGTATGCCTTTGAGTATTTTATTTTCTTCAGCTTCTAATTTTTTACTTATCTTTTCAGCTTTATCTAAATCTACACGCACACCCTTCCAACGCATATCAAGTAATAAAGGTATTAGTGAAGACTCTAAATCATATATCTTTTCAACAAATTCTTTACGTAATAGTTCTTTTAATACACCCCATAGTTTTAAAGTGAGTGCTGCATCTTGTTCAGCGTATGGTCCAACATATTTAGCAGGCAGTTTATACATTTCACTTTTAGGATCTAACCCAAAGGCTTTAGCTGCATCTTCTAAAAGGCTTTCATCTTTTAATTCACCTACATATCTACTGCCCAGCTTATTAAGAGAGTAGCCATATTGATTCTCATCTATAAGAGGTGCCGCAAACATAGTATCATGTATCTTTCCCTTAACCTCAACACCTAAACGTCTTAGCCAACCTAAATCATAAAGTGAGTTATGAAATACTTTGTCGTTATGATGACTGAACTCTTTATTCATCCAGTTTATAATGACTCGTTTGTCTAAATTACCACCACCTAAATGTTGTATGGGTAGATAGATAGAAAAGTCTTCAGTAGCTACAGCTATACCTGTTACATAGCCCTTATCTTTAAAAGCCCAGGATGGTCCATGAGACATGAGTAATGGATCATAGGTCTCTAAGTCTATAGCTACTTCTTTATAATTAGAAAGTTTAGGTAAAGTGCCTGGAGGAGCCCAGTCACTCTCCCCTACAAACATACTACTTTGCATTATGTGCCTTACGCTCCTCATCTAAACGAGTAGCGTACTCTTCTACTAAATACAAATAACAACGTAAATCACGTATATCATCGAGTATACCAGTAGAGGACATGTCGTCTAATATAGCACCGAATATATCCCAATGACAGGCTTGAGATTGATTCTCTATCCTATCAAACTTACGTGCCAACATCATAAAAGCACCTACGCCACCACGCTTACGCCAACTATCCCCATAACTTTTTTCAGCATGTTGAAGTTGAGCTATATCACGTAAAGCTAGTTTATTAATTTTATCAAAATCTGCAGGCATAATTTACTCCTTAGTCCAACCTGTTAGGACAAATATTTTGTTTACCATAGTAACACCACTTACATTTAAAAGCAGAGGGCTTAGCAGGAAACTCAGTAGCAGTGGTCATATCTACCGCTCTTTTATTTAACCGCTCACGCTTACCGTCTACAGTAGGTTTATCGTACTCGTAACGGTCGAGCTTACCATGGTCAAGATACCATAACTCAGTAGTAATAGTTTCTAACTCAGGTAGCCTTTCAAACACAACACTAGCATAAAGCTCACACTGCTCTCTATGCCCTTCTTGGTTGCCATCATACCGACCAGTTTTAAAGTCAATAACTCTAGCATTGTTTTCACCCTCAATGTGTACAAAGGCATCTACTTTAGCTCTACCCCAAGTATCGGTATCAAACCAACCTGTAGGTTTCCACTCAGTATCAAAAGCCCAATCACCCTCACAAAGCACATGACCTTTTAAGTGAAGGTCTTTTAATAAATCAAAAGCTTCTTCAAAGTCACTAAGTTGTTTAGGTATCTCATCATAATGCCCACGGATATATTCCTCACACATTTTATGGATATCTTTACCTCTGTCCATAGCTTTATTTCCAGGTTCTTTAATACGTTGTAGAAACGCATACTCTGCTTTCTTGGGACAATCTTCAAACGTTTTTAGTCTACTGTAAGACCACTGCGGTATGTTGCTCATTTGTTTTCCTTATTAGTTATAGCTCTATTTAGCCAATCGTAGCCAGCAGTAGCCCAGTCTGAGGCTTCACAACCCTGAACTTCGATTAACGCTTCATCATATTCTTCGCTCTTATATAAATACCAAGCGTCTTGTAAAGGCACTGCTACTTCATTAAAGAAGGGGTCAACAAACTCTACAGACGACATAGGTGCACGACTAAAGAATCGTGTTAAATCTTTTTCCCAAGTTAATATATTAGTATTAATTAATGGATAGGGATGTATGGCTTTATTGTCATAAGGATTCCTATGACTCATTTGATTGAAAAAGTCGAAAGCATCTTGACTTGCCAGTTCATCATACATGGGGTTAAACACATCAGTGTATGCATGAAAGCTATCACTTACTTGAGTGTACGTGCCTACTCTTACACCTATGCCATAAGCCATATACTCATGTAATATAGACATATGAACTACGTTAGCACCAAAAGTTCCCCAAATACAATCATTAGACCTACAACTTACAGTCATGTCAAGTTTACCTTCTCTTACCTTAAAATAAATAACAGTATTACAAGGCACATCTTTACTAACTGCGTCTAAATCTACTAGCGGATCCCACATCTGTAGTACAGATCTTCTATCAGTGGTATCACTACGTAACCGCTCTATAATAGTAGACAACTGATCACCACCAAAGTGTTCTCTCCACCTAAAACCATAAGCACCTTGAAGAGTAATACCATCATCACTATATTCTTCCATGCGTTTGTTATAAACCTTAACATACTCAAGGTCATTAGCACCGCCTAACATCCACAAACTTTCCATTAAATGAAAGAAAGGATTAGCTTTACGCACATCTTCAAATAAAACTCTTTCTCTAGGGTTTTCATACACAGTAGCCACAGGCTCTGGTACTTCAATAACATTACCTGCTCTACTAGGCTTTACATCTTCTCTATATCTACCCAGTAGATCCATACCTTTAATAAAGCCATCGTTTACGTTTCTACAATTTATAACTTTCATTGACTGTCCTTAAACTTTAAAACAAAGTCAACCATTTGTATTTTTTCTTGTATGTTAGCAAGTTGCTCTATTAACTTATCTACTTCTTCTATAACGTTAACATGTTCTGGTATGCTAGTAGGGTTATCTAATAACACACTCAAGTTAACAGTTACAGCATTACGTCGACCTTCTAGCTCCGACTTGTACCCATTGAGGATATCAGAATAATTCGCCATTTTGTGCTCCTAGTTTAAATGCTTTTTTCCATTGTACTTTTACGTCTTTACGAGTACCGCCACCCCAAGCTGTTTTAGTTTCTTTTTCCACTATTTCAACAACTTCTGGGTGTAACTCTTTAAGTCGCTCCGCTCCTTGTGATTGTACTTCCATAGTACGCCACTCACTACAACCACCAGCAGCATTACTACTACCTTGCCCTTGAGCATAGTAATAACTAATTTTACTGGGTAGCCCTTTCTTGAGTAATTGAAGGTTTACGTCAAAGTCTTCCATAACTTTAACCCTACCTATCTCAATACCCTCAAACATGTCTAAGTTATACGCTAACACGCGCATGTACCTTGTATTTTCTACAGATAAATGTTCAACACGGTTATTACCTTCCCTAGCGCTTACGCCACAGTGGGCATAGTCATCAAGCCACTTATCAAGTAAACCGAACAATGCAGGATATTCCTCAGGCTCTAAATAACGTAGGTGCCAATCATTAGTAGCTTTACGTATATAAAACCGTAAGTCATCATCTAACATAACAATTTTATTATCATCAGTATTTTCGTGTATGTATAAACGTTTAGTAGCTATGTCGTGAACGGTATCAGGACAAACCATAATCTGACAATCATACTGACCATACTCATCAGCTTCATCATGGTCTACAACTAACGTTACTTCTTTACGTAATTCTTCAGGAAAGAAAGACAAAGTAACCTGTCTGTCCGCTCTTCCCCTAGTAGGAATATAAATTTTCATAATACTCTCCTATAGTTGTGGTTTATATTTTGCGCGAGGTCTACCTTGACCTAAACGCACCCTTTCGTACTTATCAAACTCACACAGACAATGCTCAATATCTCGCATCTCAAGAGGTTCCATGTGACCTTCAAGATAGTCTGGCGAATAATCTAGTAACTGTTTCATCTCAAAGTTTAATTGATCTTTCTTTACTGTTTGTTCTAGT